AGTACGTTATTAGCCTTGTCAAATGAATCAATCCAGATAAGTTCATCATCAATTTCGATGATACCTTTGGCTAGATTAGAAGATGAGCCAACGGTGATTTCAGTGCTGGTGGTAGTTAAACCAGCAGGGTTAGCAACGTATGTAATACGGTCCTGTCGTAGTGCATAACCTTGTAGGTTAGCCTTTACTTCATCAACCAGTTCGTCCAGTGTTGGCATTATTTCCTCTCATACCAGCCATCTCCCCATAGAGTTAGCAGTCGTGCAAAGTATTGTTCGTATTGTGGTGCGATAGCATCTAATGAATAAAGAGATACTGCTCGCTTGTGTATTGCTACTGGGTCTAAGTCCTTTACCCATTCTGTTGCTGCTGCAAACTCCATTGCATTTCTGCAACGGTATCCAGTAAGTCCGTTCACATTAGTTTCTGTAAACGCACCCCAGTCTGTGGTAATCGTTGGAGTTCCACAGGTTTGTGCTTCGATAACAACGTTACCGAAAGGTTCTATGTAAAGCGTTGGAGCAAACAAGGCAGTAGCACCACCCATTAACTTTGCTCGCTCTTCGGGACCAACAGGTCCTACCCATTCACCGTATTCAATCTTTGGATTGTTACCAGGACCTGCCATAATCAAGTTTAGTCCCAGCTCTTTACATACGTGCTGAGCTATAACAATTCCTTTGCGATCTATCATACGACCAACGTAAAGGAAGTAATCTTCCTTCTTCTCTTGCAATGGAAACATCTCTGGTTCTAAGTACCCGTTAATAACGGTGTCATAGAAGTTGCCATCTACTGTCGTTGGGTTCTTAAACATCGCATAGATGCTGTGCATCCAAGCGTATGATTCAAAGACCTTGTACTTACTAAACACTCCACCATAACCAACACCAAACTCTACTGTTATGTGGTTTGGGTAAGCATCTGCAATAGGCTTCTGTGAAGAACCACCAATGACGCAGATAAAATCTTTTTGCTCTAGGCGCTTACCTAGTTCCTTGATGGCGTTACCGTTAAAGATCTGCCAGTGTGGAAGGTTAGAATCAAACGGCGCTTCTGTATAATGCTTACCGCCTAGTGATTCTTCTCGTTGCTCGTTTGTGATACAAGTAATTAACTCATCACACGGAGCTTCGTTTTCCTCACCAGCATAGAGATAGACCGTGTGGCCTAACCCTTTCATCATCATACAGAATCGGCGTACCTTCTCTGTATAGGCACAGTTGACATAATCTTTGGTTGTCTGCGTGTGAGGCAGACTCATAACGTGGAATTTCATAGCAGTTATTCTACTACTACTGGCTCCCATTGACAGGTTTCTGTGTTCAAAACATAGGTGACTAATTGACCTTCATCGTTGTAATAGTCATCTGGTTTTGGCTCTACAAAAGCTCCATCTGGAGTGTTTAACTCTGGGCTAAAGGTGTATCCAATACTGGCGAAATTCTTACGGAAAGAACCGCTATAAGAAGTTTGCTTCCAGTTTGTATATCCACCAGACCATTCTGTTAGAAATTCAACACCAACAGGTTCAGATTCTGGGAATGGTAAATTATCAATAACTGTATTATTAACAGTATCAACTGTTATGACAATATTATTGTCATCTAATTTTGCAAAGTGTGCCATTAGAAAGTAATGCTCCCATTTCCTGTCCATAGGTAGGTTCTAAACCCACCAGATACTGTTATGGTTGGAGAACCAGTTGTCGAAGCTGCAGCAGCAAAAGAATCTGCATAACGAATAATCACAACACCTGAACCACCTGCTCCACCTGCTCCACCAGTTGTTCCGTTTGATCCAGAACCACCGCCACCACCACCAGTATTTGCAGTACCAGCAACTCCATTAAATGTAGTTGTATTTCCTCCAGTACCACCACCGCCGCTGCCACCAGCGCCACCAGTTGAGCCTCCAGAGTTTGCGTATGCACCAGCACCGCCACCACCTGCATAGGTAGAACCAAAGTAAGCAGAGCCAGCACCACCAGCACCGCCACCTACGCCTACAACGGTGTTGCCTCCAACGGCGCTTGCTCCGCCACCACCGCCACCGCCTGCTGGTGGGAAACTTACGTTTCCACCAGCATTACCTTGACCGCTAGTTCCCGCAGCACCAGAAGTGCCGCCGCCGCTACCACCACCTCCGCCAGAACCACCAGAGGCTGCAGTTGTTCCGTCGGCGCCACCACCGCCACCACCAACGGCTGTTCGTGTTGTAAATCCTGAGCCTGAAAGTGAAGAGTTGGAACCATTGTTACCAGTTGCTCTAGTACCGTAAGGCTTTGATGCACCACCTGCGCCTACTGTAATTGTTAATGCTGCGCCAAGTGAACGAGTTACACTTGCTTCATAGATAAGACCACCAGCACCACCGCCACCAGAACCAAAGTCATTACCACGACCAGTTCCACCACTTGCACCACCTGCTACTATAACAGTAGCAAATGTAACACTGGGATCGTAAGTAGGATTACCTGCAAGCATATCCGTATAACGTGTGACGGTGGACATTCCACCTGCGTTAGACATTTTGTAAATATAGTTATTGGATGGCATTAGGAAATCTCAACACCTGAAATGTGAAAGTTAATTGTTGTAGCAGATGCGCCACCCTTGATTGTTTGGGTTGTAGCCAGAACCTGTTTAATTGGGATTACAGTTGAATCGTAGGCACCTACTGTAACTGTTGTTGCGATGCTTACATCATTAAGTGCCATTGTAAATGTGCCAGCACTACCAGCAGTATTAGTAACAACAATATCAGTTACAACGGTTGTTGTTGAAGCGGGAACCGTATAAAGAAGTGTTGTCGTTGTGGTTGTTGCAGCGCCTCGAAATAGCGCCTTTGAGGTTTGTGGCATTAGTTACAACTCCATTTTCTTTGTCATTAGTAAGCACCCATAAATACCATTGTAAAATCTGATGGGCCTGTAGATCCCGTTGATCCAGTCGCACCCGTTGCTCCTACTGGGCCTGTAGCTCCAATAGGACCTGTCGGTCCAGTTGGGCCAGTAACACCATCTATTCCTGAAGGACCCGTAGCACCAGTTGCGCCGTCAGCACCAGCGGTACCAGAAGGACCAGTTGCACCTGCAGGACCTGTTGCTCCTGTTGGTCCTGGCACTGTGCTGTCTGCTCCAGTAGGTCCTGTAGCCCCTGTAGGGCCTGTAGCGCCTGCCACACCTGTAGGTCCGACATCTCCAGTTACACCCTGTGGGCCTGTGGCTCCTACTGGGCCTGTTGCACCAACTGGGCCAGTAGCACCTGTATCGCCTGTAGCACCTGTGGTACCTGTGGCACCTGTTACGCCTGTGGCACCTTGTGCGCCAGTCGCTCCCGCAGGTCCTGTCGGACCTGTTGTTCCTGTATCTCCAGTTGCTCCAACTGGTCCCGTAGGTCCAGTAGCTCCCGTGACTCCTGTAGCACCAACAGGTCCTGTTGCACCTGTTGTTCCCGCTGGACCCGTTGCGCCTGTAGGTCCTGTGGATCCCGTATCTCCAGTAGGACCCGTGGCACCCGTCGGGCCAGTCGGTCCAGTAATACCAATATCACCTGTTGCTCCTGTCGGACCAGTGGCACCAGTGACACCTTGTACACCTGTCGCACCTGTTGGCCCAGTTGCTCCCACAGGGCCAGTGGCACCTGTCGGTCCAGTGTTACCTGGAGCACCTTGTGGGCCTTGGTCCTGCGAAAATTCTACTGCTACTTGTGGTGTTATGTTTTCAATAACAATAATAGTTGTCATATTGTTACAGCTCCTGTCACCACAAATTTACCTTCAAGTATGCGTGTGATTACGCTACCTGAATCTACTACTAGATCGTATGCATAACGACTAGCAACGATATTGCCGGTGGTTACTGCATCAATAGTTACTGTGATGCGACCATTAGGTCCATCAATAGAGATACGTCCATTGTCATTGGTTGCTACTACAGTTGTAGTAGATGCACCAACGAATGGTCGTACTGTCATTACGACATCATAGTTCGTTAGATTCCAAGGAGTATTGTCATTGAGAATTTGGAACTGAAAATTAAATGTAGTTGCTTGGTCACAGACCAAGTTATATTTAGCACTCACTCTGACACCGCTCTGAGAGCTTGCGCTGCAGGTAGTTGAAAAGTATCAGCGATGAGGTTACATACGCCGTTAAAGTCAAGACGATTATCGCTAGACGTACCCGCAATCGCATTTAATACTCCCACTGTGTCTGTTAACTCTGTTGATACTTCACGTGCTACTGCCCATTGGCGAGCAGCCAATGCCATATCTACCATTTCTGCAGATGTTCGATAGGTGCCACCATTAGCAAGTCTGTTCATCTCTTGCAGTAAAGTTGTACCGTAAACTCCTAGTGCCACCTATCTACCTCACTTCTTCTTTTTGCGAGCCGCTGCTGCGTTATCTACTAAGTTTGGATAAGGTCGTCCTGCTGCCTTAGCCCGTGCTTTTGCTGCCGCCTTTTGTGCTGGCGTTAATTTCTTTGACTTCTCTTTAGGATTCTTTGTATCCCAAAATGCTGCTTTCTTTTTCATTTGCAACTACAATCCCAAGCACGAAGTGACTTGTTAATTCTTGAGTTCGGATCTTTAGCTGTCTTACTAGAAGTGTTCTTTGCTTTCATCCCACACATACGACCACAGAAAGACTTGCGTCGTCCTGCAGACTTGGCAGACTTAGCTGCCTCAGCCTTCTTGACTGGAGGCTTGAGGTTCATCCCCTGCGCTTTGGCAGAGGCACGACCTTTTGCGTTGAGGCCACCCTTTGGGTTCTTGCCCTCTGCTCTTTGCCAGGCTGGAGACTTAGCCATTACTTAGCAGACTTGCCCATCGCACCGGTTTGGAGTGACTCGTATGTCTCATACTTCTTAGCACCATCGTATTGCTTATCAGGTGTTGGGTACTTTGTAATATCTTCTGAATAGTTTTCCATTACTTCTTCTTCCCCATCTTCTTAATGGCTGCCTTCTTCATCATCTTCTTCTTCATTTCTTTCTTTGCATCCATCTTACCTTTTGCTGTGTATGGAAACTTCTTTCCGTCTACGTTTGGCATTGCTTCTCCTTAGTCTTTGAAGGTCATTGAGATCCCATCGAAAGCCTTACCAGCCTCGTTGGAAAGTTGAACTGCTGCATCTATATCTTTGCTCTTTGTTGAACGTGGTTCTATACCCTGTCGTGTTGCATCGTAATAAGACTGTAGTTCCTTATCGTGTTGCTTAGCAGTAGGTATGCCTCTGTGGTTTGCCACGCCTACGCTCAACTCTAGTTCGCCTACCTTGCAGCCGAAGCATCCTTCGACATATTCAAGGTGCGTTGTTCGCCTATGTAAACTCATACTGGAGTTATCCAACTTCCATATCCGGCAGCGGTAAGTACTCCTGCTTGATAATCGCTAATCTCATACTCGTGTCCACCAAGGAAATAATAACTAGCTGCTGCTAGATCATCTTGGCTTGGAGTCAATGTTGCTATCACATTAGTTCCATTAACAATCAATGTTTGACCGCGTGGAACGTCTGTAAGGCTTGGAGCAATATCACCATCAATAGTTCCGCCAGCAAGACGACGACCTGCAAGGCGTGAGTACGGAGTGAACTCGTTTAATCCTGCGCCCCAGGTTTGCCACTGGTACGGAGTTACTAATGTGTATGGCATATCCAACCTTTCCTAAGTGACAGAAGGTGGGTTTCCCCACCTCCTGCCGTTGCACTAGCGGAATTATCCGTTTGTTGCAGATGACTCAATACGGAAGAGTGCTGCTTCACGAAGACGTGCAAAGCCTCCGAAGTAGTACCAACCGATTGTGCGGAAACGACGTAGTGCGTCAATCTCTGGACCGATAACGGTTGAGATGTCTGCAGCCTGTGCTTCAGCCAATGCTTCACGACCTGCGATAATCGCACGGTAGTTGTTGGTAAATGTTACAGTACCTGTGTCAGCAACTGATGTAATGTTAGATGCTGTCAATGCGTATGTAAATGTTGTTGATGTAACACCAGTGATGGTGTATGTGCCGTTAACTCCTGTATTAGTTACAGCAGCAACTGTTACAACCTGACCTACGCCAAGACCGTGAGCAACTGCTGTAGTAATTGTTACTACGTTAGATGTCAAAGCAACGTTAGTGATTGCAACTGTAGGTGTGATACCTGTTGACAACTTTAGACCGTTTAGAACACGTGGTGTCTCAACGATGAAAGCGCCTTCGATAACGCCTACTGCACCAGCAACGAACGGTGTACGCTCAACGTACTTTGTTAGTTCCTGGAATCCACCTGTACCAGTTTCAGCACGAAGATCGGCTGACTGACGTGGGTGTAGGTATGCAGCATATAGTTCACCCATACGAGGCAATGCCTTGTTTGTGCGTAGTGAAACAACAGCGTTACGGATATCCGATACTGTCATTGTGTCTACTGGTAGAACTGTTGCTGATGATGTTGGAGCAGTTCCTGATGGACCGTTTGAGTAGATCACGTTAGTTCCTGCTGAGAGGACCTGACCTACTACGTTGTCAATAGAATCTGCTGCGTTGTACGCGATGATGTCAGCAAGTGCTGAGTCAACATCGTTGAATGAAGTTAGGTTTAACTTCTTTGTTGTTGTAACTGCTGAACCGTATTCGTTCAGTGTTACTGTAACCTGTGATGGGTTACCTAGTGCAATGCTTGATACATCTGATGTTTCTGTCAATGTAGAAGTAGCTTGTGCCAAATCTGAATAGATTGAGAAAACAACTGATGATCCTGGCATTGCCTGCTGTACTGGCTTAACATCTGCAAGTGAGCGCATAACAGGAATGGAGCGAAGCGCCATTCTTACAT